GTGCTCAGCGACGGGGAAGCAGATATAGTTTAATAAAAAAAGGTGAATTTATGTGGGCAGCAGCAATTCCAGCAGCATTTTCATTGGCAGGGTCATTGTTCGGTCATAAAAAACACGGCGGTGGTGGTGGCGGCGGTGGTGGTGGCGGCGGTGGCAATGGAGATGCGCAACTTGCACAAATGCGATTAGAACAGCAACGCAATCTGGGGCCATTCGTCAATGCCGGACAAGGCGCTTTACCTGTTTTACAAGGGCAATATCAGCAATTAACAAACTACGCCAATCCGCTTGCGAGTTATTTAGGTCTTGCCACCCAAGGCAATAACCCAATGGGGCAATATCAAAACCTTATAGGTCAAAATAATCCGACAGAACAATATCAAAATCTTGTAAACAATCCTGGCGCAGTCATGAATAAAATGGGGGCTGGATATCAACAGTCTCCTGGATATCAATTCAATGTTGATCAGATGACAAAAGCAGGTAATCGCGCTGCCGCTGCTGGCGGATATAAAGGTAGTCCACAGCAACAAGAGTACATGGCACAACAAATCCACGGATTGGCAAACCAAGATTACAATCAATATTTGAACAACGCTATGGGATTGTATGGACAAGGATTAGCGGGACAACAGGGAATGTATGGGGCAGGCTTACAAGGAATGGGAAATATGTATGGGTCGGCATTACAAGGACTAGAAAATCTATATGGAAAGGGATTAGGAGGTTATGCAGGAATAATGGGAGCAGGAGCGGGAGCGGCTGGAGGCTCAACCGATACATTATCTGACATGCTTAAGTCTCAAGCGCAATTATCATATTCCAACCAAGAAAACGCTAACCGAAGAAGGCAGGGTGCATGGGGAGGAATAGGTAGCCTTCTCGGTCTTGCTGGACAAGGAATGTTTGGTGGTAGCGGTGGTTTTGGTAGCGGTTTTAGCGGTGGTGCTTAAGATAATTACAACAATTTAATAATGAGACATTTATGTTCCCAATAAATACTTTAGAAGAATCAATGCCGGCGCTTTATGGTGCTCAACAAGTCCAGAAGCTTTATCAACAGGGACTACAAAGTCAATATATGCCCAAAACCTTACAAGAACAATTGCGTCATGCTCAATTGGTTAATCAGTATTATGGGCCAAATATTGAATCTGAAATGTATAACAGAAATCAGCAAGGGAATTTATATGGACAACAAGCTCAATGGCATGGGCCAAATATACAATCTGAAATTGCTTTAAGAGGAATGGAGGGGAAAAATTTAGCGTCACAAATCGCACAACGCGCATATCAACAAAACAACCCGCTTGGACAGTTATCATCTATGCCTGAGCTATTTAAAGCCCAGGCATTATATAGGCATTTTGTAGATACTTTAGGCGAAAACGACTCAAGAACGCAAGACGCCAAGAAAAACTATGAAATAATGCAAAAGAACGCCCAGGCATTAGGAGAATATCGCGGTGCAATGACGCAATCAGCCCCTCAACGATTTTTATCGCCAACAGGAAAAGACATTCTTGCAGCAGCGCAAACTAGCCAAGGATATTATCCGAGCGCAACAGGTACACCTGCTGGACAGCCGATCCCACAACCAACACAACAATCGCCGAATCAGGGTCAACCACAACAGCAACAAGTATCTACGCTTGATTCTGCCTTAAGTAATCCAATAAATACAGCGCAAGGAATCCAAGGAAACGCTGTGCTCCCCGAAACTGAAACAGTACAAAATGCTTTTATTAGGCAGCGCGGTGAAAATGGTGGTGTAAAAATCATTGCTAGCAACGGAGTGATTGGGACAGTTCCAGCTAATAAGGTTGGCGTAGTATTAGATTCGGGCGGTAAGTTAGCTGAAGAGATACCGCAGCAACAAATTCCCTCAATTAGTCCCGCCTTAAGCAATATTCCTGCTGGGTCAACACAACAACAAGCACCTTCTTCGTCTTCGACTCCTCCATTAACAGCGCCAGAAATGACTGGTTTGCTTACGGGATCGGCCATAAAAAAAGCGGGTACAACGCAATTACTCAACAGAATTCATTTTATGACATTGGCCGATAATACGTTTAATAATCTGTTGCCAGATGTGCCAGCAATGGAATCCTATACTGGCGTAGAGGGAAGGTCGAGGCTAGCAGCAGATAAAGCTCAGGCTGCGATCGGGGAATCATCGCCAAAATACCAGGCATATATACGATATAAAACAAACGCAGCGTTTTTAGCAACACAGTTAAGAACAGCCTACGGAGATAGCGTACAAGAAGAAGCTGCAAAAAAACTAACCGAACTAACTAACCCATCCGCATGGGATAAAGATCCCGCAGCAGCGCACGAGGCGTTAATGACTTTCCATAAGACATTTATGCAAGAGTTAGAAAAATCAAAACAGATGCTACTGAATCCATTGAGTATCTATAGAGAACAAAAACCAAAACCCATAAAATCGTTAGAGCAAGCAAATAAGATTGCAAATGGCCAAGAAGAAAAAACTTTAAATGGCAAAAGATATGTAAAAATTAATGGGGAGTGGCATACAAAATGACAAAAGTTACTGACCCAAATATATTAGCCCAGCTAAATGAACAGACAAAAGTAACCGATCCAAATTTGCTTGCTCAGCTAGAAGGACAGCAGCCTCAAGAAACAAATTCCAGTTGGTTTGGGTCGCGCATACCGGCGAATATTGCTATAGGATTTGCAGAAGGCGGCCAAGCATTGCGCAATGCTCCATATAACATTACCAGAATGTTTTCTCCAGAAACTGCAGAAAGGATGTCTAAAGGAAGAATTGGACAGGCATTATTTGCGCCTCAACACAACAATTTTGGTCCTACATTTGGTATTAATGATCCAAATATATTGGATAAATTAATACAGGAAGCAGCACAATATGTTCCTCTTGCTTCTGCTACTGGTGGAGCTGGTCTTGGTAGAACGATAAGGGGAGGAGCAATAAGTGGAGGCTTATTAAGCGAAAACCCACTTATAGGCTCGGCATTAGGAGCAGGGTTAGGAGCAATAAGGCTTCCTTTATCAAAAGCATTAAAATCGATGCCATCGGCTTATAAAGCCATAAAACAAGGTTTTCGTCCTACTAAAACATTGGAAGCTTTAAACGAAGGATATACTGAAAAAGCAATACAGCCAATTGTAGAACAAGGAAAACAGCAATATACAAATTCAATAGGTAAATTTTATAACAAGCCTTTTTCTGGAACTCCTGAGCTTGAAAGTATTTTAACCGAAAATAAAGAGTTCATAGGACCTAAGATTAATAAATTCAGCAAAAAACTTATAAAAAACTCAAACCTAGAAAACGCTGATCTTTTAAAAAGAAAACTTAATGAAGAAATTTATGATTTGGCAGGGAAACGAGCCGTTGGAGATACGACCGTTGGAGATAGATTAAGCGTACTGCAAGATTTAAGAGAATCATTAAAGAACCAAACGGTAGCTTCATTAGAACAATATAGCCCAGAAGCAGCTCAAGCTTATGAAGCAGCAGAAGCAAATTGGGCACAAAATGTACATCCCGTTAGAACGCTTAGCAGTTTATTAAAAAACATGTCGCACAAAATAGACAAAACATCTGCGGCCGCAGTAAAAAGAACAGCAGAAGCAATACTAAAAGAACATGTACAAAACGCAGCAAATATACCTCCAGAAGCTAATATTATGACAAATAAAATGATACAGCAGTATAAAAACGCTGAAACATTAGGAAAGGTAATAAAATATGGTGGCATAGCAGCATTGATTGGAGGCGGTGGAGAAGCAACACGGAGGCTTTTACATTTATTATAGGATTATAACATGAGCGGACTAGATTTAAATAAGATTTTTAATGTTTTTATTGCATTTGGAGGTTACTAACGTGAGCGGCTTGAATACTAGATACGTTCCTTTGACGACATTGCAGGAACAATATTACGACAAACTAAACGACGCCCCGATGGCTGCAGGTGTATTAACATTTTATTCGGACGAAGCACGAACCGTACCAAAAGCGGTTTATATGTTAGCTGGTTCGCCACCAGATTATACATATGTACAAGTAGGCGGCGGAGCAGGAAATGTTATAACATTAAGCTCTATAGGAACTGTTGACGATAGCGGCGGAAATAATTTGGTTATATATGGATATCCATATGATGCCGATGGCAATGTCCAACTTTATTATATGACTGTATATAATTCTGCTGGACAGTTTCAATTTTCAGTTGGCGGTTTTCCTAATGTTTCGTCTAGTTCACCAACACCAACATCAGGAGAAGAAAAGAATCTTATAAAAAATGGCCAGTTCCAGCTTAATTATGGAACAACGGCAATAACAACTACAGATACAAACGTAGCCTATGGTGGTTGGCATTATGTTAGAAGCTCTAATACAGCCACAGATACGGTAACATTTAATCGAGAGGGATCGCCCATAGCCGGAGGTCTTCCAAGTGGAAATCCGCGTTATACTTGTACTGTTGCTTGTAGTTCTCCCGGTTCTGATTCACTTAAAACCCTAGAGGTTAGATTTGAAGATGTAAATAGATATTCCGATACGGTTCAGCAATTAAGTTTATATTTTGAAGCCATGAGTACCGGAGCATCTACTATTTCTGTAGGTCTATATAAAAACTTTGGAACTGGAGGGTCAGCTCCGGTTTATAGTGAGTTTGTTACAGACGCACCCTTGGGTACAGAATGGCAAGCGTTTAATAACTCATTCGATTTTGGATCAAACGTTGGGAAAACAATAGGAGCAAACGACGATGACTATTTCTCTATTCGTATAAGCTTTGACCCTGCGCTTACATTTAGTGTAACACTAAGCAGCTTTGTTTTGCTTTTAGGAACTGAGGTTATAACCCAATATCCGTTTAGTCTCGATCCTCAGCAATACGCGGCCCCTAATTATTTTGCTACTGGAGGATTTCATCCTCTAGCGGTAACTACAGCGGCACAAGCAGTTACGGGAGCAGCAGTAACTGTTCCTTCTGCAGGAACATACCTGATTAGTTGGACATGTTCTGGTGGTACAAAGATAACCGCACCTAGCGGTCAATTATATTGGATTTATGGATATATAAGCAGTTCGCCACCTACCCCTATACCCGGAACCAACATTCTTATGGCAGATGAATATCTTGTAACAGGTGCGATTGATGTTGTTTATGGAAGCGTTGCACAAACTATTGTTTTGGAGGTGGAAACTACTACAACTTTTCAAGTTTATATTAGTCTTAGTAATCTTGCTGGAATGTCATCTGGTTCTGTTGATTCCGTATGTTCCGCATCAATTACAGCAATTAGAATGGGTTGGAATTAAAAATCAAATTAAAAATTTAAAAAGAGGAAAACATGGTTACTAAATTAAATATTATTAGAGACATTGGCGGCGTACCGAGTTATACGCTTCCGCAGTCAAATACAATATATACAGGATTACTTACGGCCAATGTCGCACAATCTGTTGTTGCGCCGACTGATTCTCCAACATATATGGTAAGAATAGGCGTTATGAATGCAGCAGATATTTATGTATCAGTTAATGGAGCAGCAGCTATTCCAACTGGCGCTGTATCTACATCTACAACTGAAGTTAATATAGCTCAAACATATGTAGCTAGCGGTGGAACAGTAAGCGTAATTAGTCCACAAAATAATACGGCCTATTCGCTTGGATTTTACGCCTGCTTATAAATTGGAGAACGCACATGCTGTTTAACCGTTCGGTTTTTAAATCATTCTATCGTAGTTTGGTAGATGGCGTATTCAATTTGCCAGTAAATAAAGGCGCAACGGTGCCGCCGGAAGAGGATGACAATCTTATTGATAATGCAGGTGACCTGCTATTAGATATTGCTGGTGATCAACTTGTGGCACCAGTTGCTTAACAATTAAAATCGGAGAAATTAGAATGACGACTAAAAATCTTGAACTTTACGGACTGCATTTTCCTGTAGCAAGTTTAGCAGCATTAGCGGGCCTTAGTACTACAGGCATGGTTACTAGCGTTCTTATAGAAGTAACTGGAGTAGGAGTGTTTGCATATCAAACTCCTGCTGTAGCTACACCAGACGGCAAAGATGTTATAGCCGCTACAGATGCAGGCGGAGTCTGGATTCGACAGACGGTGCCAGCTTTAGTTACTGACGCTACTGGTGCAATGATTGGTATTACAAGTGGAGGCACAGGAAATGCAACTGGTTTGGCAGTAGCGGCAACTAATATTGCAGGAGGTCTAGCAAATAAAATTCCATATCAAACCGCTGCAAGCACTACAGCTTTTACAACACCAGGAAATAGTTCTGTATTGGTTACCAGCGCTGTTGGTGTACCATCACTTAGTACAACATTACCTGCGGTAACGGCTGGAGCTGTGTTGGTAACTGATCCAACCACATCATCTTCTGGTGCTTTAAATACTGCTTTATCTAATATGCTTAGTTATGTACATACTAATTCCTCTGCAACCGGAACTAACAATAGCATTAATTCTACAATTACTACCCAACAAGTAGTTACAGGAGCAACAGTAACTCTAGCGGCTGGCACTTATTTAATTTCTTATAGCGCGTCACAACAATATACGGCTGTTGCTGGAGATATAGGGAGTGCACCAGTATCAAACGCGCACATATATAATGCAACTGCCGCAGCAAATATTGCTGGTACAACATTTAAAACCCTTTGTGGCACAGTAATTGCTGGAACGGAAAGTTTTGGCGGAACAGCTTCAGCAACTGTAATTGCAACATTTGGAGTATCTACTACCTTAGCAGTTTACGTACAATTTGCTACGGCAGTATCTACAGGAGGAGGAGCAAATACTAGTAGCGCCACTATTACGGCTCTCAAATTAAATTAGGATAGGCCGTGAAGATTCCAAGTTTTGAAAACATAAAGTTCGTAGATGAAAATGGCATGTTGACTCCAGAATGGAGGACAATTTTGTGGCAGCTATTTGAGGGATTGCAAAATAATTTTTCGAATGAAGGACTTGTCCCACCATCTCAAACGGCGGCTAACATAGCTTTACTTAATCCAACCGTTTCTTTACCTGGAACCATAGTTTATGATACCACCGACAACGTTTTAAAAGCCGACATAGCAAATACTTGGCAAACTTTAGAAACAGGAACACCTGTTGTTTTTCCTATAACAATTGCTGAAGGCGGCACGGGGCAGGTTACTCAACAGTTAGCTATCGACGCTTTAGCTGGAGCGGTTACTAGTGGGGATTACCTGCGCGGAAACGGAACCGACGTAGTAATGTCAACCATCCAAGCCGGAGATGTTCCAACTCTTAATCAAGACACAACGGGCACTGCTGCCCACGCGACTAATATTGCAGGTGGAGCAGCCAATGATATACCATACCAGACAGCAGCAGGAACAACATCATTTATAACTCCTGTAAATAGTGCAATATTGGCTACTAACGCATCTGGCGTGCCATCAGAAACCACTACTTTGCCAGCAATAAGTATTGCATCTGGCACAGTTACTGATCCAACTACCTCTACTGTTGACTCTATAAATACGGCATTAGCAAATATTAACAGCGCAATACCTTCTCCTGTGAGTTATCCAACAACCATTGCCAATGGTGGAACCGGACAGATCACGCAGCAGTTAGCCATAAACGCTCTTGCTGGCGCCGTTACTTCTGCTGAATATCTAAGAGGAAATGGAACGAATGTAACTATGTCAGGAATTCAAGCAGCAGATGTACCTACGTTGAATCAATCAACATCAGGCACCGCTGCTAACGTTACGGGAGTCGTAGCGCTAGCTAATGGCGGTAGTGGTCAAATAACTGCCCAGTTGGCAATGAATGCTTTTGCTGGATCAGTAACAAGCGCTGATTACTTAAGAGGCAACGGAACTAATGTTGTAATGTCTACCATCCAAGCAGCAGATGTGCCCACGCTTAATCAAAGCACCACAGGTACCGCGCAGTATGCAACGAACATAGCTGGCGGTATAGCAAATGATATTCCTTATCAGACAGCAGCAGGAACAACATCATTTATAACGCCTGTTTTTAGTGCGGTGCTCGTATCAAGCGCTGCTGGCGTTCCTTCAATGTCAACTACATTACCAGGAGTAACTGCTGGAGCTGTATTAGTAACTGATCCAACCACATCGGCATCGGCAACTGTAAATACTGCATTAAGAAATATATATAGCGCAGTGCCATCTCCAGTTAGCTATCCAATCTCTTTAGCGAACGGTGGAACGAACGCTACTTTAGCAGCGTCTAACGGTGGGATATTCTATAGTACGGCATCTACTGGTGCTGTCTTGGCAGGTACTGTAACGGCCGATCAAGTTTTATTATCCGGTTCTTCCACTACGCCAGCATGGTCTACTGCAACTTATCCTGCATCTACAACTATAAATCAGTTGTTATATTCTTCTGCTGCCAATACTATTGGTGGCCTAACTACTGCTAACAGCGCAGTATTAGTAACAAACGGCACTGGCGTTCCTTCTCTTAGCACCACGTTACCTGCAGTAACAGCAGGCGCAGTATTAGTAACTGATCCAACCACATCTACAGTTGATTCTATAAATACAGCATTATCGAACATAAATAGCGCAATACCATCACCAGTGAGTTATCCTACGACCATCGCTCACGGAGGTACTGGCCAGATTACCCAACAACTGGCGATTAATGCACTGGCGGGTGCTGTGACAAGCGCTGAATATCTACGTGGAAATGGTACTAATGTAGTGATGAGTGCGATTCAGGCTGCAGATGTTCCAACGTTGAATCAAAGCACGAACGGTACATCAAGTAATGTAACAGGCATTGTAGCATTAGCAAATGGCGGAACAAACGCTAATTTAACGGCATCTAACGGCGGTATATTTTATAGCACCGCATCAGCGGGAGCTGTTCTATCTGGAACCGCCACGGCATATCAAGTTTTGTTGTCTGGAGCTTCAACTACACCAGCGTGGTCTACAGCAACCTATCCAGCAACTACAACCGCCAATCAATTGCTATATTCATCAGCCGCTAATGCTGTTGGTGGGCTTACGAGTGCCGATAGTTCAGTATTAGTTACTAACACAAGCGGTGTTCCTTCTTTGTCATCTACACTGCCTTCTGCGGTACAAGGAAATATTACCTCAGTGGGAGCATTATCATCTGGTTCGCTAACAACAGGATTTACTGCAGTAACTGTTCCTTTGGGAGGTACGGGTGTTTCTAGTACTACTGCTTATGGTGTTTTGTGTGGTGGTACAAGCACAACATCAGCATTTCAAAATGCAGGCGCTGGGTCTCTTAATCAAGTTTTAACTAGTAATGGTGCTAGTTCCTTACCAACGTGGCAAGCACCTACAGCAGGAGCTATAACTAACTATAGTAACTATTCTACTAGCTCTCAAATAATGACAGTTAACACAACACCGCAAGCAGTTACATCAACAAATATTACAATAGCAGCAGGAACATACCTTATAATATATAATCTTTCTTGTTCAGTTACTCCTGGCAATTATGCCAGTGAGGGACTTAATGTAATATCTGAATTATATAATGTAACATCCTCAGCTTTAGTAACAGGAACAAAAGCTTATCCAGTTAGTTGGGTAATTACGAATAATAATTATACTATGGGAGGCTCTGCAGCGGTAAGCGCGATTGTTACTGTTGCTGGCTCAACCCAATATCAGATATATGTAACCTTATCTAGTTCAGCATATACATCTAGTTGGAGCGTTCCTTTTGCGAGTATCACGGCCATAAAAATAGGGTAAGTTTATTATTAATTTTGGAGAAATGAAAATGCCTTTTAAAAGTCAAGCGCAACGTAAATTTATGTATGCAAAACATCCTGAGTTAGCTAAAGAATTTGAAGAGGCAACCCCCAAAGGTAAAAAACTTCCTCAACATGTAAAGAAGAAAAAGAAAAAATGATTCCGAGTTATTTTAATAAAGTTTGCCATTCTATGGGGATGCCTTGTGTAGATGAATATAAATTCCTACCTGATCGCAAGTTTCGCATAGATCATGCCATTATTGATGGGAATATTAAAATTGCAATAGAAGAAGAAGGCGGAATTTTTACCCAAGGAAGGCACACAAGACCTATGGGGTTTTTAGGCGATCTCGAGAAATACAATTTATTAACTGAGGCTGGTTATTACCTATTGCGTTATCCTCCCAAGAAGATCAACTACCAGCAAATCAAGAAAGTTTACGATGGATTGAAAAATAGGTTGACTTAATAATGTTCCCAAGCAGAAATAATATCTACAAGTAATTTATCATCATACACCCTATAAACAATCCTATGTTGATCGTTCAATCGGCGGCTGTATGTGTTTTTAAAACATTTTAGTTTTTCGAAATCACATGCTTTTGCATATGGATTGATCTTGATGATGTTTATTATTTTTTTAAACTTAGGGTATAACGTAGATTTTTTAATCTTTTTAAGTTCTTTTGATGCCCGTTTACTATAATAGATATCCCACACGATTATAACTCTACCTGCACGCTTTCTGATAAAGGATGCTTCATAGCGTATAGAATATCTTTGCGCGTTGATGGATTGGTCATTAAATAAATTGTTTCATTCATGTCTCTCCATTCTTGTTCTGATAATAAAACACAGTCTCCTTTTTTAGAATGTATTAATTGTGGGTCACCATCGTCAGCGGCAATGTCTTCTAATAGTTTAAATAAATTAGCTCGAGCATATGAAGCAGTAATTTTTTTCATTAGATTTCTCTTTATGTTTTAGTCGTACTATAGTACCACATTTGGTACGTAAAGTAAAGAGTGATTATAGGGGGCGAAATTAGCTAAAAGGGGATAAAAAAGAGGGTTAACAAAAGGCCAAGATTTTTTTCCAGTAAGAGAAATTACTGGAATTAGACGGTTTTTCTTTGCTTCAATTTTTTAAAAAGTAACCGAGCCATGGGAGCCCTATTACAATTAAACAACAGGTAAAATATCCAAGCCTATTTAAAGCGGAAATATCTTTCCGTGTTAATGCGATATCTGCTCGTACCAATTCAACATCATGCTTGGTTGCAAGACTGTCATCAATAACTTTACTAATTTCTTCGTTTCTTTTTTTAGTGCGGAAAACTTCTGTTTTTATTTGGAGTTCTGTATATCCTGCCTTTTTTAAAAGCTCAGCGTCTTCAAAACTATCATATGGAATTGCATGCGTCATAATCTATCCTCATTTTTAGATTAGTGTTACTATATAGTATTAGCATAGTTTAGGGAGAAGGGCAATGAGTTCAAGTTTTGACGCTGCTATACCTACGGTTTTTTTGTGGGAAGGAACTACTTACGAAAACGATCCGAACGATAAAGGAGGTGAAACTTGTTGCGGCATTGTATGGACCGATCTAAATAGCGCTATTTCTCATGGGATTGTTCCTGCTGGCACCACGATTCTAACTTTATCAAAATCTCAAGCGGCAGATATTTATAAGGCCTTTTATTGGAATGCCCTAAATTTATCGCGCATACTTACGCAATCGATAGCGACTAAAATTTTAGACGTAAGCGTAAATGTAGGTTTACACTGGGGAGTAGTATTGTTACAACGGGCCGTGCGAGCGTCAACTGAATATACTTTAGATGAGGATGGAGAGTTAGGAGAGAAAACTATACATGCGGTTAATGAGGCTATTCCTGGGTGTCTATTAGCTGCATATAGAAGCGAAGCAGCCGCATATCATCGCGCTATTGTAATTAACCACCCCAATCAAGAAGAGTTTTTGGATGGTTGGCTTATAAGAAGTTACGCTTAATAGGTAACGCTAAATGGATAACATAGATACAAACATAGAAGCTAAAAACGTTACAGAAATCGGCAATGTTAATTTACAGCAGAATTCTTATTTTCAAGACTCTGCTGGCAATCCATGTTTGCGTCGAAAACTTGGAACGATCCTTGTCGGAATGGGATTGGCTATGGGTCTTGTGCTTTTCGGATGGGGGCTTCATGAACCTGGAAAAGATTTTGAAACTTCTTATCAGGTCTTTACTTCTTTTCTTCTTGCAGGTGGAAGTTTAGTTGGAATTAATGTGGTCGAGAATATAAAAGGGCTTTTAGGAAGAAAATGAAAACAAAGATATTTTACACGATCCTGTTAGGCCTGTTATGTATAGCCGTGCTAGCGCTATATTTAATATTTTTCTATTGCTATATATAAAATAAGTGTAAAATAGCTGCTTCAGCGGTAACCAAAGGAGGAAATATGCTACATATTATTTTGGCATTATTTTTATTGGTTATTTTTTTGTGGCTTATAAAGATTGTAAAGTCTGCTATAAAAAAAGCAGAAGCACAAAAACATATTGATGCGACAATAAACCAGAAGATTTGGAAATCTGACCTGTATCATCGACATGCTAAATATATAAATAATAATTGTTATCGGAGTAGTAGGTGTTAATCTATTTAATTGCATTCGGCGTCATAATAATGCTTTTTGGCAGCATTTATGTTTTAGCCAGGATGGGTGGTCAAAAAGCACAGCAGACCAAAGACTTACAGGCTACAGTTGATTCTGTTTCTAAGGCTGCAGCTATAGAACGAAAAGCGGTATCTACTCCTACAGATGAAATATATAAAGAAATGACTAAGAAGTTTACTCGTGATGAAAATGTATCTACTCAATAGATTGGCCACGGCAATAGTATTGTTTTTGGTTGGCTATGCATTATTTGGCTGTGTTAAGGCGCCAATTGACTCGTGTTGTCTAATATTTAAACCTATTATGATTTCCAAAGACGATAAATTTACTGCTGGTACAATAGACCAAATATACCAGCACGATAAAGTCATTACTGAGATGTGCGACAAGTAATAGTTAGAATTTCTTAATCTGGTACCCAATCAAGATCAACTGTATATTTCTTCCCTATATAATTCTTATAGGTAGCTGCAATAAGAACAGGAGCAGCGACAATAATAATCGGGGCTGCCACAGTAGATATTCCTACCGTTATAAAAACTGATGCAGAAAAAAGTCCTGTAGCTGCAGCACCAAATAATAGCGCATCAAATGCCCCATAGACGCGCTCCTCTAATCTAATGCCGCCGAAGCACTCAGAAACTTCTGTTGCTGATAGTTCTTTTATCATAAAGCCTCCGTTTTATTAGGTTTTAATTTTAATTGTCGTTTTAAAGATGGTTGACCAGTTCTCTTCTCTTCTTGTATTATATTATATATCTCTTCGCGATGTACTGAAATTTCATTTGGCGCCTCGATACCTAAACGTACTTGATGCCCATTTACACCTGTTACAGTAATTTTTATATAATCTCCGATAACTATTGCTTCTGAAACTCGACGCGTTAAAATTAACATTTTCCCTTCCTCCTTTTCCTGATTTTGTTATTCTGTTATAAAAGTATTAGATGATTTTTTAGGACATCTCATTGCTTCTTGTTGGTTCCATTTCCAATAATCAAGCATTAAAACATTGCAACATATATCCCTACATTCGAATTGATTTAGTAATATTAGTCCTACGCTCTGACCATTTGCCTCGCGTAGGCAATGGCATCTAGCGGCGGATACGGTTTTAACTTCTATATAGCTTAGTGGTATCATTTTATCGATGCAATGCTATTGTTAAAGCAAGAATAGAAATTGAAACGGCGATAATTGTAAATCCAATGCCAACTATCCATTTTAAATTTACTATGCCTTCTTTTAAAAGCTCTATATCTTTGCGTATTAATGTAACGTCGCTTTTCGTGGCCACGCTATTGTCAATATAATCACGCTGAATATTAGCAAAACTCGCGTGAACATCTATTATTTCTTCTTTTTCACCTGCTTTTTTTAAGTTTTGCGTGTACTGAAATATGTCATATGTTGTTGCTGTCATTTTTTATTTCCTTTTGTATTTAATGATGTACCGTTATAAAGTTGCGTAGTTGCATTAGCTATACTATGCAACTGCGCAACTCTATGGCCAAAATATGCAACACCACGCGCAACCTTAATGCAACCGTTTCCCTAAAATCCTTTCTAGAAAGGGTTTTGCAATGCAACAGTCAACGCAACTTAAACGCAACCAATATAGAAAACTCAAACAACCCCAAAGCAACTTAAGATCCCAAGCAATGCAATAGCCAGCATAATCATCCAGCCCCATTTATTGGTGTTTTTTTCTGAGTTTACAATGCGCTCTTCAATTATCTTTATATCGTGTTTGGTCGCCAAATCGCTTTCTATTAAACGATTGAATTCATCTGTTTGGTTTTTCATTAAGCGCGTTTGTGTTTTCGCCTGATCTTTACTAAAACCACCGCTTAATAATTCTTCTGTACATTGTAACGTATCAAACGTTATCGTGTGTATCATTTTATTTCCTAATTAGTGTTTTAATATATATCCCAATATTGACAATCCAATTGTCAGCAAAACGGCAACTATGCTGCCAAGTTTAATTACTAATTTATTCGCTAGCTCTTCTAAATCTCTTTTTGTGGCTAGTTGATTAGTAATAGTTTCTGCCATAAGCTGAGCTTGTCTCTCTGCTTGTGCAGAAGGTACGCCAACCTCTTTTAAACTGTTGGCGAAGTATAATGTATCAAATGGTATCGCTGGGCAGCTCATTTTTGGTTTCCTCATTTTGTTTTTGGATGCGCTTTTTAATTGTCTTTCTTTTGTTTTTTCCCTGTCTTCTTTTGGTGCTGAGAATATCATCTATAGTAATCTCTATAGAATGTTCTTTGGCTAAGTCTACAAGTTTTCTTAATACTTTATTTGTGGGCGCCTGCTGTCCCAATTCCCAAAGGCATATCTGCGATTGACTTAGGCCGAGCAGTTTTGCAAACGCCGTTTGCGACAGGTTCATTGTTAGGCGCAGCGTTGTAATTTTCGTTTTTAGTGTGTTTCTCATATGTGGATTTGATTGTTATTTTTATTTACTATAGCATAGATTCTTTACCCTCGCAATAATAATATTTGCAAAGTCAGTTTTGATGTGCTATAGTAATTGTGTAATCAAATGAAATGCCAATGAGGGGCACTAAAATGAATAACACAAATGAAGTTACTGCAGTAAAGATAAATATGTACAATATTACTATTTTTAAAGCCTTATTTCCACAACTTATGGCTGAGGCATTTTGGAGAAATGAAGAAAAAAAACTGGAATGGTCGAATGATTGTTTTGGCGAATCAGCGGAGATTCAATGATAAAGAATCTAAAGTTTTTTTATTATAAGAGCGAAACTGTTGTTTTATGTTTAGCTCTATTTGTGGTGGTATACTTTTGTTTAACAATTATAACAAATTGACGGGGGAAAAAACATGTCAAGTATCTTAATAGTTGGTGAGAGTGGTTCGGGCAAAAGCACTTCTTTGCGTAATTTAAATGGCAAAGAAACTGTTCTAATTAATGCTTTAAATAAGCCGTTGCCATTTCGTGGCGGAGCAAAGAAATTTGGCACTAATGCAATCTTTACCGATAATTCCAGGATCATTGTACAGAAAATCCAGGAAGCGGAAAAAAACAAAAACATAAAACTAATTGTGGTCGATGATTTTCAAGCAATCATGACGAACGCTTATATGAGTACGATTGAAAACAAGGGTTACGAAAAGTTTACAAAGATTGGTAAAAGCATTTGGGACATTGTCAATGCAGCAAACGGATGTAGAGGAGATTTAAAAGTGGTATTGTTAGCCCATGCCGAAACTGATGTTAATGGTAAAATCAAATGTAAAACCGTAGGTAAATTGGTAGACGAAAAAATATCACTCGAAGGTATGTGTACAGTCGTTTTGCATTCTAAGGTTGCAAACGGTAAATATACGTTTCTGACGCAGAATGATGGAACAAGCATAGCTAAAAGCCCGATGGGCATGTTCCAAACAATTGAGATTGATAACGATTTGGTCGAGGTTGTAAAGGCTATTGACTCCTACTATGATGAAGAAGATATAAAACCAATGGAAGCCGTTTCTGCACCTAAACTTCGCCTAGACTTCGTCCAACAAATTAATGCGTGTAAAGATGTTGACGCTTTGAATCTGAAGTATAAAGAGTTAATAGAATTTTCGATGACGGAAGAGCAAAAGCAGAAGCTAATAAAAGCATGTTCTATAAGAAAACAAAACTTAATCTCGGAAGACGATATTCCACAATGAGTATAACAATGGATCACGAAGAATCACTAAGTTTTATAACAGCGCAAAAAATGATCGACAAGCTTTTGCTATGCGAAAGAATAGAAAAAGATATAATCGACTATAAGGCTGAACCATACAATAAACAGCAGCTTTCTAAAAAACTGTTTCTATCAACAAAGCAACTTGGTGAGTTTGGCGATGAGGATTTCTATAAAAGATATTCAAGAAAGATTTCTTTGCCTTTAATTAAATTGTTTTGTGCTACTAAATTTTACGAGGACTATTAATGAACGCAATACTTAAGCCTGGGAAATATACTTTCCAGATTTGCAACTGTGATGCTGCTTATATTGGAAAAACATCGGGAAAAGAATCTATTAGAATTATATGTAAAATAAACTCAGGAGGCGAAGAGACTAAAATATTTGAGTACTTCTCGAAGTCTATTGATCCAAAAACCGGGAAGCCCTGGGCGTTTATTACAGAACGGCTAAATGATTTAGTTACTTCTATTGGCAAACCATATCTTATAGGAACAGAAATAAAAGCCGATGATTTATTAGATGGCGTAGGTTATGCAATTATCCATACTGAGAAGTCAGAGCAGTATGGAGACAAAAGCCGAATAGCAAAATTCTTGCCGCCTACGGATACACAACCGCTTGCTGAGGTTACGGTTGAGGCTCCGGTTGCTCCAGTACAGACAAGATTACCATTAGAAGAAGATGGGATAAATAAGGATATAGACATGGATTTGCCTTTTTAAAAACAATTTGCGTTCTTTAATAATTATGTGCTATAATCATAATATAACAACATGAGGAAAGAACAAATGACACTATATACTCCAACATCTAATAAGCTTTATAAGTTCTTCTTGGACACAAACCGAGAAGACGATATACCGCTTAAGTGGATTCATCAGAACAAACCTTTTATAATGAACAATTACCCAAAGGCCTTTGAAAAACTATTTCCTGATGAAGACGAAGAACTTGAAAGCGAAGCAGCAGACGAACATAATTATTTAAATTCAACAATAGGAAGAGGAAAATAATATGAACTTATTTAAAGATTATTGTAATCAAACCACGAAAAAAGATTTATATGATATGGCAGTAAATATCGTTATATACAATGGAATGCCTAAGAAAGATGCTGTGAAATATATTGAAGAAGCCAAAGGGCTGCCGTTATATGATCTTTGTTATGTTTTAAATAAATTAATCATCGAAATAAAAAAACTACAGGGGAAAAAATGAAAGACGAATCTGAAGATGAAGCACAATATCTTTTAAATGTTCTAGGTAGAGATAAATGAAAAACGAAAATATGAAACTTACAGAATCGTTTGCAAATTTAATAGACCATTTTAATAAATGCGACCCAGAGAGAAAGCCGGAACTAATGGGTTGCTTAATTTCATCCGCTCTTGCTACAATAAAAACTCTTGAAGAGCAATTAGAAATGGCGAACGCACTCATCAAAATCTTATAAACGGAGAATGTGTAATATGATGACCAATGATGAAGCAAAAAAATTAGTAGAAGAGTTCACAGAAAAATTATCAGCTTTTATTCAAAAAGAAAACCCGCCCATGGGAATTGTTCTTTTTTCTACCTTAATCATAGCAGGTTATTCTGCCTCTTTAGTTTTGCATGAGGTGAGAGAAGCAACCAAAAATATGCCCAATATGTCAGATGCAGATAAAGAAAACGGCAAAGAATATGCTAGAAAACTAGAGGATTTAAATACCTCTATAAAGCAGCTGCTGGGATAAAATATGTTTAACAATAAGAAATTTTGGTTTTTAATTATTACCGGCGGGATGATTTCGTTAGGAATTAATTTGTTAATTCAGTACTACGCAAACACTTCTGTTTGGCTTCATTGCTTACTTATAGTTGGCGTTGCTTTTTGTATAATCTATACATTATTAGAGCTATTTAGTGATTGGTGGCAGGAATAAAAAAGGGCGTGATGAGGTCACGCCCTTCAAACAAGCACATATAAAAAACTAAGGAGACATAATATGCAAGAAACAAAAATTGTTACTGCGGAGTTATAATAACATGTTAAGAAAAATAAATCTATTATTGTTTGTTCTATTCTTTTTCTGCTCTTCCTTCGCTAGTGCCGCTAAATTTTCGTCTGATGCAGAATATCAACTGATTTTCACTCCTGGAGAAGATGATTGTGCAAAACAGATTGTCCAAGTAATTAATAACGCTAAACACCAGGTTCTTGTTCAAGCTTATAGTTTTACTGATTGGGATATTGCACATGCTTTATTACAAGCAAAAAGACGAGGAGTGCAAGTGAGCGTTCTTTTAGATAGGAGCCAAAAAGATAAGGAAATTATGCGGTTTTTATTGTTTTATAAAATTGATTGCAGTATTGATTCTGCTAACTCTATCTCAATAGCGCACAATAAAATTATAATTGTTGATCGCAAAATAGTTGTTGGAGGCAGTTATAATTATAGTAAAAACGCAGCTCATAGAAATGCAGAAAATATTACGATAATAAAAGATCGTGCTTTTGCAGCGGCTTTTTATGCTAATTGGAAAGCAAGAAAAGAAATGAATAAAACAAGAAAATCACAGAACTGCGCATTATAATCTTATCCTATAATTTGTAAAATTTAATATTTCCTTAAGGTTGGCTATTATTTGTTGACAGCAGGCGTAGAATGCGGGTTTTTAAGGGAGCACATGAGCGAATTTTTGCTTGCTTTTTACGCCTGTTGCTGTATAAAAGGAAGTGAATTCATTCGTGAGCGTGAAAGCTCAAAACATTAACTGTTTTACATTGCGAACAATTTGCCATGTCGATCGACTAGCTACCGATTCGTCCAGGCACCAAGCCATACAGTTGCGGTAACTTTCACCTAGTTGGTTGACATGGCAAATTGTTCGAGATGTATAAGGACTCAAGATGAACAATACACCTGGAAATTTTATTATATCAAATACTGATGAGATGAAATCTATTAGATGTGCTCAAGCCCAAATAGTTTTCTATTGGCTTTGTAAATTCAGAAATCACACAACAGGATTATGTTTTCCTACTTATGATAAGCTTTCTGAATGTTGTTGTTTAAGTGAAAGCTCAATAAGAAGAGCGATTAAATATTTGATTTCTATAAAGAAAATAAAAATAAAAGAAAACTCCGGTCGGTCTAATCATTATATAATTTTAAATAAAGGATACCCCTGTCAGATAGAAC